GGCATCGCCACTCCCCGGAGCGTCCGCCGGCGGCGCGGCGGGCGGCGCGTTGGGCGCGGGTGTCGCCGGCGGCGCCTTGTCCCACGCGCTCAAAGGGACGACCTGCTGCTGAACTCGCGGCTCGTCGCCAAACGGCTTCGCCGGCAGATCTTCTTTCGCGCGCGCCTCGTTGGGCGAAAAGATGCCGCCCTGGACGCCGCGGGCGAGCGCCTCGATGCGATCCTTGAAGTTCGCCCGCAGTAGCGCCTCAAGGTCGAGTTCGAGATAATCGTCCGGCCAGCCGTCGAGCGCGAAGAGCCGCCCGAACGCGTCCTCGATGTGATTGGCGGCGAAACCGAGGCCGGTCGACACCCATTGCGCCATCAGGCTCTCGGTCGACGCCTGTGGCCCCTGACTGTTCATCAGGCTGAGCATGGGCAGCGGCACGCGGTACGCGGTGGCGATACGCTGGTCGGAGATTTGCAGTATCTCGGCGAGCTGCGCGTCGCGGCTGTTCATGATAGCCGGCGCCCACTTCAACCCGTCCGTCAGGATCGGCGTGCCGCCGACGTTGATGCCTTGGGTCTGCTCGTTCCAGCTCGCGCGGAGCTGCCGCACGGCCTCGGGGTTGGCGTGAAAACTTGCGTCGGTTTGCAGGACGCCGCTCGGCCGTCCCTGGTTGCTGGCGTAGGCCAGCGCCTGCGCCATCATCGCACTCGAAACCCCGAGCTCAAGCAGTGCCGATTCGAGCGGCGGGATGCCGCGCAGCGGATAGCGCTGATCGGGCAGTCGGACATGCAGGACGTCGCGCGCCGGAACGCTTTCGAGGAACACCGGGTTATCGGCGAATAAGCGCTCGACGACATGGTTGCCGGCGAGCGTATAAAAAACCTCGCCATTCGTGGCGACGCGCGGCCAACAGTGCCGCGGGTTCATCAGGTGAATTTCGGTGATCTCAAAACGCGCATTGCGCAGCGCCAGGCCGAATGCGGCGCCCTCGCCATAGAGGCAGTCGGTCAAGTAGAGAAAGAAGTCCGAGGGCGACTGATAGGTGTTAGGGCGCCGCAGGACGCGCGACAGCGCCGAGGTCTTCACCCGCTCGCGGCCGCCCTTGCCGTCGCTCTGCCAATGCGCGGGCGGGCACATCGCGATCGTCTGGGAATAGGCCGACCGGCAGGCGTAGACCACCGCGGAGCCGCCATAGGGCAGCGGGTTATGCCCGGATTGCCACCAGTTCGTCGGCCAAGTGGCGGGGATAAAGCCGCCACCGAGCGGCAGCCGCCAGCCGCCGCCGATGGCTTCCTTGAGGCGCGGCCGGAAGATGCGCCCGACCGCCGTGCGTGCTCGTTCGACGAGGGCGGATTGCGCCACCGAGCGTTACCGCCGGGCTGCCCCGCGGCTCGCTCCGTTGACCGCGACAGCGTTTGACGGCGGCGCGGTCGTCGAGCCGGCGGCATTGGTCGCTGTCACCACGCAGGTGATGCTATGCCCGACATCGCTCTCGGCGACCGTGTAGGTGTCTCCGGTGCCGCCGACCGCTGCGGCGTTGCTCTTCCACGCATAGGCGTAGCTGGTCGGCTCGCCGTTCCAGTTGCCCTTGGTGCAAGTCAGCGTTTCGCCCACGGTGCCATTCCCCTGGAGATGCGGCACGTCGCGGTTGGTCGGAGCACCCGCGGCCGGTGCGCCGCCGCCAGGCCGCACTGGCTGATGACTAGCCGCCGGCTGTGCTTTCTCGACCATCGCCTGCTGCACCGCCAGCGACGGCATCTCGGGGTTGTCAGGGTTTACCTTTTCGTCGGGGTGCATCAGCCCGAGCCGGAGCAGGTCGTTTTCCTCCTGGGTCGGCGTCGGCTGGCTTTGGCTCGTCACCTTTAGCGTCTGCTCGGTCAGCTCCGCGCGAACCTTCTGGTCGGCGCGGTATTGGTCTTCGGTCGTCATGTTCATCCTCCTTGGTGACGATCCGGCGCAGCAACCACTGCGCCGGAACACGCCATGTGTACCTTCGGCTTCCTACCAAGTGACGCTCGAAACCCAGGCGACCACGCCGGTCCGGCGCATCGCCCAGTTCATCGGCAGGATCATCCGCAGCGCGAGGCTGTCGGTTTGGAACAAGCTGCGGACGGGCGCCGCGACGGTCGGCGGCGAGCCGGCGGTGCCGATCTGCAACGGGGTCGTATCCTCAAAGTGCAAGGTCGCCTGATCCGACACGTCAAACCGCGGATCATCCCCCGTTACCGACATGAAGTCGTCGGCATTGAGGATGATCACCGTGCCAAGCGGCACCGTATTCGACGTGATGACCGGGTAACCCTGAAGCATCCCGCTGTCGATCTCCGCTTTGAACGGGAAGAACCCGCCGGAATTGATCGTCAGCGAGATCGAGATCGCCTGCTGCGGGTTCATGATCCAGACGGGCACCCGCAAGGCATTGGCCGCCGACAGAACCCCGACCAACTGCTTGATGTCGCCGAGAAGGGCGGCAAAGCCGCCACCGGCGGTCGCCGTCAAGCCGGAGACGCCATTGCGCAATCCGGCAGGGCGAATCCCGGATATGGCGACGTTGTCGATCAGCGTCGTGTCGACCGCGACTTCGGTGTCTTCGCTGATCAGCTTTCGCAGCAACCCCTCGATTTGCGGCGTCGAGTGCTCGGCCAGTTCCCGCGTGTAGGAACAGATGATCGCCATCTTCTTCAGGCCGATGGTGACCGGCAGGAACGCTGCCTGACGCACCGGGATCGGCGCGCCTTCGCCGACGAACGACCCGGCCACGGTCGGCGTTGCCGAACGGGTGGGCATCGACAGCGTGGCAAAGCGGCCGAGGGTCGCGCGAAAGCCCTTCGCCGCGAGCCGCCGATAGATAGCCTCCGGCATCAGGATGTCGAAAAACTCGCCATATTGGATCTGCGCGAGTTCGGCGGCCCATCCCGTTGTCGTCGTCGTCGCGGGCGCGGTGGCGGCCCGCCTGTACCAATCATGCACGGTCTTGGTGACTTCAAAATCACCGCGGTCGCCATAATGTTCGGCGAGGATCTGGTCTTCGGGCTTCTTCGTGATGTGCGCCAGCGCCCTGACCACGCAATGGCGGATGAACAGATAGCCGGGCTCTTCCTGCTTTTTGGGCATTGCCCAGGTCTTCGGCCCCGCCGCCGGGAGTGTCGAGCCGGGCGGCAGCACGGTCGTGCGCGAGGCCGGGACGGTGATCGCCTCGCTCTCGCTGCCGAGCGCCCGCTCAGCCCTGCTATAGATCGAGATCTGGTCCTTGATCTCCTCGATGCGTTGGGTGAGATCTGCCGTCTGGGTCAGATCCTCGGTTGCGGTCAATTGGTCCTGTAGACCGACGAGCTCGGCCTGAGCGGTTTGGATTCGATCGCTGAGTTGGTTCATGGCTTGAGGCTTTCGTGGAGCTTGTGAGGCGGACACGCCATGAAAGCCGCGTCGGCGCAGCTCTCGATCGCCATCGGCAGGCACGCCGAAGATCAATTGCTGCCCTTGCGGAGAGATACCGAGCGCCTTCGCCAGGGCGAGGGCGTTAGGATTTGCCGGGACGCTTACGAGCGAGCACTCGACGAGCTCCTGCTCGGTGAAGCGTAGCCCGCCGGTCTTCGAGCCTTCGATCGGCTCATACTTGCTGGGATGAAACCCAACCGAAACCGCGCGCAGGACACCGGCGTCGACCGCGGTGTGAACCTCACGCATCCGGTCGGAAACCGGGTCCATCAACTGCAACCGGCCGATCAACTGGTTGCCACGGATGGTGACCTCGCTCCATTTGCCGATCGGGAAACTGGAATTGTGCCCGAACAAGGCGATGGGGTTTTTGCGGAAGTTGTCGAGCAGCCAGCCGTCCGCCTCGATGACGTCGCCCATGCGGTCGATGCTGTCGTCGCTCATGATAAATTCGAGCGGATCGCCATTCGGCGGCGGCGCCGCGGTTTGCTTGGTGCGGATCATTGCTGGTGCCTCGTCGCGGCGCGATGACGAACTCATGGCGCCGGAAGTCCCTGCACGGTCACCACTGCCGCGGTCCAGTCATTCGGCATGATAAGGCCGACGACCGCGGTAACTCCCGTGAGATCGACTGTCTCGGATATTGTGCCTTGATCGGGAATGACTGCGGTAAGCACGGGCATATGTCAGTTCACCGGGTTCGAGAGGGTTAGGCGATCAGCGTCGCTACGTTGATCGGCGTTACTTCGATCATCGCCAGCCGCATCGTCATGATCAGCGCCACGGGCCCGTCGATCTTGTTCTCGGGCCGTTCCTTGCGCGGGAAGACCTGGTCCTT